TGACTTCAGCGAGCGACCGTTCCCGGTCGCGCTGCTCCTGGTCGCGCTCGGCCTCAAGACTGATGATCAGGTCTTCAATCGTCGCCATAGCGACGTCTCCTCACGTTGCAGGTAATAAGCCTGCCCCGCAGGTACGGGCGCGTCCCGGGCGTGACTACTCGGCTGCGTTCGTGTACCGCCGCTGAGTGTGACTGCTCAGATGGGGCCCGCGTGGCGTTGCTATAGGGACTGGTCTCCGTGGGCATCATCGGTGTGACTGCCGCTGGCCTGCCGATGTGACTGTCGGCCGGACCTAGTCCACGTCTAGCTGCGCTTGTCGAGACCTAACCGCGCCTCGATGAGGGCGATACTACGGCCTTTCGGCTGGTCCGGGGTAGAGCAATCGTTTCCGGTCGTCCGAATCTGCGACCGGCCGCCCGCCCGGGTGGTTCGCGGAGAGGGCGCATTGTCCCTGCCGAGATAGCGGTAGCCCCAACGCGTGAGGTCGTGCGAGCGGGTCATCATCTCGGCCATGTCGGCCGGCATCTGCTTCGCGGGGTTGGGCCCGCCCACCCGATCGGCCAGCCCGAGCGTTACCGACTCGTCGGCAAACGCCCACGTCTCGTCCAGCATCATCTGCCGCGCCTCGTCGGTGGTGATGTTCATCCGCTTGGCGTAAATCTCGGCGAGGTTGGTCGACTGGCGACCGATCCACGTCGTGGCCTTGCCCAACTCCGCCTCGTTACCGTCGATCGTCATCGACGCGTCGTGCAGCATCCACTGCGCGCCCGGCATCGTTTCGATCTCGTCAGCGCCCAGCGCGATGACGCTCGCCGCCGACGCGGCGATGCCGTCCACGTACGCCGTAATCCACGACGGGTGATGCAGCAGGGACGAGCGGATGGCCATGCCCTCGGTCACGGAACCGCCGGGGGAATTGATGTGAAGCTTGATCTTCGGCGTGGTGATGGCGTTCAAATCTTCCGCGAAAGTTTTGGCGTCCACCCCGAACGAGCCACCGATCTCCTCAAAGATATAGACGTCCGTGCAGTCCATCCCCGAGTCCCCGCCCGGCTCCATGGGCTCCATGGGCTCCATCGGGTCGCCCTGGTCCGGCTCGGGTTCCATCGGCGTCGCCGCGCGGATCTCATACCACGGAAGCTGGACGGTGGCCAGATCTTCGACCGGCATGCCCGTGCGTTTTGCCAGATCCGCAAACCTGGCCGCGGTTCGCAGCTTCCGGCCATGCAGCCGCCGCAAGACGGAGCTAGCGGACGGATCCACCTGTGCCGGCCCGCGGCGAACCTCGATGTACTGCCGGCCCGGTGCGGTACGGGCCAGCCGAAGCAGCGCCTCCCGCTGGGCGCCCGCCGGCAACCGCTCCAGATCGTCGAGCATCTGCGCGGACCGGGCCGTGATGTCGGTGTACGGGTTGGCGCCGTAATTGCACGCACTGACGTCGCCGCCGTTGATGTCCCACCGAGTGATCCTGAAGCTGGTGAAATCCGCCGACCACTGCCCGTACCCGTCCGGGATCATGAACGCGTACGACATCTGCGGCACGTCGCCGTCACCGATGGCGATCCACAGAAGCTGCACGTCGCTACGCGCAGGATTCAGCCATGCGTCGTGGAATCCGCCCTGGTCATCCTCACGGAGATCCAGCGTGCCCGTGGTCGTCCGCGCCATCGCCATGCCACCGTGCTCCACGAGGAACGCCACCTCCGGCTTCGACGCCAGAGACACGGCTCCCGATCCGGAGGCGACCTCCTCGCGATACTCGCCGAAGGTGTCCCACATCGGATACGGCATGTTGTACCGGGTGAAATAGCCGGACGTGTGCACGAAGTCCTTACCGTTCCGCCGCTCGGACGCTGCCCTGACCTGAGTCAAAGAGGATCCGGGCGTGCGGTGAGCGCCCGTCACCCCGAGAACCGCCGAACGGTACCGCGTGTAGCCGATGTCACCGTGTTCGTGGCGCTCCGCGTCGGCCGCCGCGCGGCGCAGGTCGGCCGCCGCACGCAGCGCCTCCGATGTCGTGACCGTCATGGCCTGGCCTTCCCTTCTCATTTCGTGGCCGGTTTCGCCGGAGCCTTCGGAGCGGGCCCCGGTGGCGCGGGAGCGTTGTCGCCGCCGGTCGACTCGGTGCTCTGATCGCCGGTCTTCGGCCCCGCCTGGCTCGGCGGCAGAGCGCGGGCCGCAGCGAGCGGCCGGCCGTACAGGTCGATCATCTCGGCGCGCTGGCTCGCGGACAGGGCGGGCAGATTGTCCAGCTCGCGGGCCTCGGTGTTGGTCAGGAACCATGATTCGATTTTTGAGCGCATGACCTCCTGGCGGGTCTGCGGGTCCATCCGCAGCAGAGCGTCAGTGTTCAACTTGACGTACCGCGGACGAGGCAGAAGCCTGCTCAGCGCATCCTCACGGCGGATCACGGCCGGACCGAGATGGTGGATCAGGTATTGAACGTTCCGCTGAGTGATATTGGCGTAGGTGATACTGCCCCCGCTGGACGACTGGACGTCCACCAGGTCGGCGGGGGTGTCGAAGAAACGGCACACATCCGCCCCGGCCAGCTTGCGGCCCTCGATGAACTCCATGCCGGCGGTCTGCGCCTGGATCATGTCGTATTCCCAGTCGGAGCCGGTTACCAGAAGTTCGCCGTTGTTGACCACGTCCGCGTACCACTGCTTCGCGGTGCTGATGTCGGTCGCCTGGAGCTTCTTCGCGGTGTTGCGCATCCGCGCCTTCGGTACCGCGCCGCCGCCGAACCAGTCCAGCCCGTGCTGCTGCATGCTCAAACCCTCGCCGATAGTCAACGCGGCGTAGAGCACGGTGGGAAGACCAACCTCGAGGCCCGCTACCACGTTGGCTCGCTCGTGGTAGACGTCGCGCGGGTCGTACTCCTTACCGTCGATCCGCCATACCGGTGGCTTTTTCCTGGGTTTGATGAAGACGCACGCGCCGGCCGGCTGCAATTCGATCCGCGACGGCAGGCCTTCCGGGTAGTACGGGGTCTTGGCCGCATTGCGTTCCACGATCAGCCCCACCGTGTTGCCTGAGCGCATCAGGTCGAGGTGAGTCATCGCCATCCAGTCCACCATCGAGACGTTCATCCCGCCCGGATCGGTGAGGATCGGCGGTTTCGGATCCCACTGGGTCTGAATGCCTTGCACGTCGCGATACTGATTGACGGGAAAGGTGGACACGAGACCGCATTGAAGCCGCAGGCAAGCCCACACGACGGAGTGCTTCATCGCCTTGTCGTCGGTGACCACCTGATTCCCGACTTTGCGCCCGCTCGCGCCCAGGCGCGACGGGATCATGTCCTGTGCGCCGGTGATCCCGAAAAAGTCCCGCCGCTGACGTGGCCCGAACAACCCCATGACTATCGGCCGCCGGCAATGTGTACGGTGCCCGGATGCGACGGACCGGGGATCTCCGCCGGCTCGGTGCCGACGTATTCGGGTGCGTGTGGCCGGACCCTCATCTGGGCCAGCGCCGACAGGACGAGCAGGGCGCCGGCGGTCGCGACCAGGCCCCACGCCACGCCGAAGCTGACGAGCGCGGCATACCCGCATCCGGCCGCCAGCAGCAGCGCCGCCGCCACATCCATGAACGTTGTGGCCAACTCGTTCACGCGGTCGACGACGGGATCGGTCTGCGGCTGGTCCGGATCGGTCACTTGCCTCACCCCAAACTGTCCGCGACGTTGTACGATCCGCCGAGCCATTCGACCGACTCGCCTGCCGCCCGCGCCAGCGTCACCGAATAAATCGGCGAAGGATCAGCGGCGATCCCCGTTTGCTGCCAACGCCACTCGTCGCCATACACGTACTTCGCCGCGCCCGCCACCGAGGCGTCTAACTCGTCTTGGCTGATGTGTACGATACGGCGGTTGACGTCGAAAGAGGCATCCTCCGTGTCGACTTCCCCGACCTCGCCCGTCTCCAGGAAGAATTGGCGGCACGCCCGGGACACCTCCGGGCCCTGCATGGCCACGATCGGACAGTCGGCGTCCGCGTCCAGCAACGCCCGCCGCAGCGGCTCGATGATGCTCGCGGCTGGGCCGTGCGCGGCGATCCCGATGGCGCACGGGCCCTGCTCCAGCACCAGCTTGACCAGCGCCGGAACCACCCAGTTCAGGCCCGGTTTGCGCTCGATCAGCTCCACGAACGTATCCCCGACCACCGTGCGCGCGGACATGCCGATGCTCGCCGTCGACTGATCGGACTGTGCGCCCACCCCGAACGCCACCGGGTCCTGATACGCGCCACGGGCCGGGGTGACCGCCAGCGCCCGCCACGTCGGCTCGCCGATCACGCCCCAGCGCAGTTGCTGCGGGTCCGGTTCCCAGCCGAGATACTCGGCGCAGAAGTCGACCAACCTGCCGTTGCCCACCGCGCTCTCATAGTCGGAGCGCACCGAACGTACGGCGCCGGGGTGGAATCCGAGTGCGGGCATGCAGCCCCACCACGTCGACTCCTGACCGGGATCGGCCTCGGCCGGCGCTGACCAGTCGAAGAATGCCATCCCGTGGCGGATGCCGGACTGTACCCGGGCGCGGCCGTTCTGGCGCTTGGTGTGCAGGTAGGACCACGTGCCCGGGGCAGCGCGGGAAATGCCCGGGATCATCGACAGTGACCACAGTTGCGCCCACGGCCGGGTCAGCATGGTCGGGCGCATGGCCAGTTCGGTGCGGAAGTCGCGCTGCGACCACGACTCGTCGATCACCCCGAGATCCAGCGTGGCGCCGGTGCCGCCGGTCTTCGCGGTGGTCGCTCCCGGCGACCAGGACGAGCCGTTCGGCCAGGTGATCGCCTCCATGTTGGTCTTCAGCCGCTGCCCGATCTGCGACCGGAACGGCGACTTCTTGAGTCCCGCCAGATAGATGTCCCGCCAGTTCTCTTTAGCCTTGTCGAAGGTCTGCGCTGTGTAGAGCACGCGCTGAGCGCCCGGCCTGGCGACATCGTGGCCGAGTTCGTCCTTGACCCAGCGGACCAGTTCGTCGCCGAATCCGACGCAGCGATGCGTCATGACCGGGTTTACCAGGAAGGTCTTGCCGGTCAACTGACGGGGACCGATCACCACCACCTCGTCATACGCGAGGTAGCCGGTGCGAGGGTCGATCTCGTACGCAACATCGCAGATGAGGCGCTGGTGCGGCAGGAATGGGTTGCCGAGATAGTCCGCGATGCGTGCCACCTGCGGGCCCAGCGTGGGCCGGCTCGGCGTGCGAGGTGTGCCGTAGAGCGGTGGACAGTGCAGTTCCGTGCCCCCGGTGGTCACGCACCCACCTTGCTCCCATCGCCCCAGACGAACTCGCCAGTCGCTCCCACGGGGCGATGCATTCGGCAGGTAGTGCAGTAGGTGGCCCCGTAGAAACCGGGGTCGCGCGCATAGGTCTCGGCTATGGCTCGGCCCATCGTCGTGGTCGCGCCGCACGTCTCGTGAATGTAGCTGAGCCGCAGAGG